AAATTTATAATATGGAACTTGACAATAGTACTCAAGATGAGATAGAAGAGTATATCATACATCACTGTATAACAGATTATGCTTCAGCTGCTCAAGATGTTTGGTCTTTAAGACAACCCAAAAAAGTTATAATGACAAGATCAGTGTTTACAAATTGGGGTTCTCCTGCCTTTAGAGATTCTAATGAAGTTTCACACAATGATCATAGTATAGACAAAATATTAATGTGTACTGATAAGATAACTTCAATGAGTCCTCATGTAGATTCAAATTGGATAAACATGGAACAGTGGAACTCTAGAATATATTCCTCTCTAATAACTCCATATAAATTAAACAAAAGACCAGTTAATCTTGAACCATTTCGGGATGCAAGAAAAAACGGATTTAGTTATGTTTCGGGTATATCTTTAGATAATACTGACGAGTTGTTGAAAAAAACTTTTCATCCTCTAAGTCCCGAAAGACTTGTAAATGATTTAAGTAAAAACATGGCATATTTACAATGTTATCCAGAAATGACAGAGGTATTGTATAAATTTTCATTTCTTGATGTAGCGGCTGGTTATGTTGAATTTTGTGGTGTGAAAAATAAATTAACAGATAGAATTTCAAATTTTAGAAAAATGTGGAAAAAGAATATGCCTGATAGGGGTAGATGGACACCAGCAAAAAAACTAGATGGAGAAGTTTGGACAACTAAAGATTTATTAAATTATGGGGATTACTTTGAAACTGTTTGATATGAAATGGCCTGATGAGTATATGGGTAAATTTGAAGTAACATTGAATTATCCTCTACACATAACAGATGACATATTTGCCATAAGAAAACATGGAAAACGAGTTCTGTTAGAAATGGTTGATACATATCCAAAGTTAATTTTAGCTTATAGTGGTGGTGTAGATAGTGCCTTTATCCTGTGTTGTATTCGTGATTTGATAGACGAAGGGAAAATAACTAAAAATACAATTGAGATAGTTCAAGGTGTTTATACTGCTGGACGTATCGTTCTAACTTCTGATTACGAAAGGGCAACAAAGTTTGCAAAATCATTAAATTTAAAACCTCGCATTTCCAAATATGATGTTAACAGAAAATGGGATGATATAGAAAAGTTTATCATAGATACAAAGTTAGGTGGTCTTGGATGCACTGATACTAGTTGTCAATATCTTTTAGCTATGGAACAAGATGGTGTTGTTATACAACACAGGGGCCCTGGCAGATATACTGGATTGAGTTTTAATAATGAAAACTTAATTTTTTCAAACAATTGGTGTGCTTGGGATATCATTGACAATATAATAAATTTTGACACTTGGGATAAAGAAATATATTCATCGTTCATAACTCCATTTAAATTAACTAGTAGACCAATAAACACAAAACCATATGATATTGATTGGCCATCGAAGGCGATGGAGAAAAAATCAATAGTTCGTATTGAAAAATATCTTTATAAATGGATGTTATATATTCAGTGTTACCCAGAGATGACTGAAATTTTTGGCAAATTTGTAACGGTAGATTGGAAAATGTGGGCCCAACATTTTGCTGATGACAACGAAAGGATGCAAAGATTTATACAAATGATAGAGCAAAGTCCTGACAATTTTGCATATGTTAAGTTACCAAATGGAGATAAATTTACGAAAAAAGATTTGGTAAATTACAGGGAATATTTTGATGTTTCATAATGATTGGATTACATACAATTACAAAGACCTAACTATTAATGAATATCCCAACAAAGATTTTAGTCCTACTACATTTCAAGATGCATTGACAAGACAAGCTAAAGTTATATACAATGATATTAAACCAACGGTGTTTTTATCTGGTGGCATAGACTCTCAAGCAATTGCACTTGGTTTTATTTCAGCAGAACTTGATGTTGAGTATGTTTATATTCGCCCAAGTTATTATGGTCATTATAATGAGCTTGATTATTTATTTGTTACACAGTTTTGTAGTAAACACAACATCAATTTAAAAGTTATCGACCTTGAATTTGATAAACGAAGTCTTGGTGAGTTTCTACTAGAACATGACTTTTTTAATACTGGAACAGGTTCAGGCACGATTTTTCTGTTAGAGGGGATAAGAAGACATAAAGGTGGAACACCAATTACCGCTGATGGTCATTTTGTTTTTGAAAGAGAAGGAGATATATGTCGAGGAGTATTTAAGAAGCCGGGTCTATCATTAAGTCATGGTATTAAAGTTGAAGACCAAATTTTGTTTGATTTCTATTACAACTATATGTTCCAATATTATGAGCACATACATAGAACGACTCCAGAAATTCAATGTCTTGCTAGGATGGAAACAAAAAATTTGATATACACTCAACTTGGCCTTCCCTTTAGACCAAAATTATCTGGTTGGGAATTTTTAGATGAAAGTTGTGATTACTCAAGTCTATCTGTTATTGATTGGTCAAATGACCATAGTTGGAAAGCAAGGTTGGCAAGGGGGATTAATGTGATAGTGGAAAAGTTAAATTTACCAGAGGAATACGTTGAATATAAATTGAATAATCAAAAAGAGGATTCGTCAAGATTCATAACTCTTTATGAATTTGAGACTAAATATTGATATGAAAGTTAAATACTTTAAACCAAATATTTTTTTCACAGACACAGAGTTTTTTTCTATGGAAGAAGTTCTTGCTTTAATTAGTAAAGAACCTAATATAATGACGGTTGGACGAATTGTCAGAGCTTACATGGCAGTGGATAGGACGGGAAGATTTAACCCCTTTGACATGGCATATGACCCAATTCCAAAAGTTAAAAGATTTAGTAAATCATTTGAAGATTGTTGCATGAGTGCTGCTAAGAAACTATGGTCTTATAAAAAACCCATAGAGTTATTTTGGAGCGGTGGAATTGATAGTAGTGGAGCTTTGATTGCATTAGTAGAAACTAAATCAAAATCAAATGTTCTAAATGTTCGTTATACTAAAGAATCAATTGCAGAGTTTCCTTTGATGTGGGAGAAGATTGTAAGACATTTAAATGATCCTATTCCCGAAAGTGAAATTTTAGATGATGAACTTTTCATGAACGATGATATAATAAAGGTAACTGGTGAGTGTGGTGATCAACTGTTTGGTAGTGATGCCCTACATAAAAATTTAGATAAACAAGATAATGAATGGGAAACTATTTTTAAATGGGACAGTGAGTCTTTATTTGGGTCAGATGATTTGAAACATTTTGAAAATAGAAGAATGAACTTAATTGAAGTTTTGAGTGAGCATATCGAATCATCACCAGTAGAAATAGTTAATATTTTTGACTTATACTGGTGGTTAAATTTTTCATTAAAATGGCAAGATGTGGATAGTCGTATGATATTCACATATACGACATGTCCAAAATGGCAGTCTACTTTAAGTTTCTACAACACTGAATATTTTCAGAAATGGTCAATAGTTAATCATGACATAAAACACAATGGAACTTGGGAAACATATAAACAACCAGCCAAAGATTATATAAACAAATATGTAAAGGATGAATCATATAGAAAAAATAAAACAAAAGAAGCCTCACTTATAAAAATTCTGGTTGGGTCAACAGATGATGAATATACATATGAGTTTAGACAAAAAAGAAGAAATAGCCCAGCGGCTATGAAGTTGGCTCTAGACGATGGAACTTATTTCAGAACCAAAGACCTCATACCCAAAGAGTACAGATTTCTTTATAATGATAAATATTGATATGTAAGGAGATAGTTATGTCTTGGAAAAAAGTTATAGTTCGCACAATACCAAATACAGAAACACCATTTGAACAAATGAGTGATTCGGTAAAGGCGTATGCAAAAACAAATTATATAGATACTGGAAAGTTTTCGTCTAATATAACTACAAGTGATGATGGTTTAGTAATAACATATACAAATATTTTCCCAGATGAAGCATCTAAGAATGAATATGAATCAGATTCAACTATTGCCAACGAAGCTAATAGAAGAAATACGATAAATGAAAACAACGGTATTACAAAAGAAGTAACAATGAATGAAGAGATTTAATGTCGGACCAAAACCAATATCTGGGTAATCCTAATCTCAAGAAAGCAAATACTGCTGTTGAGTTTACAAAAGATGATATCAAAGAATATCATAAGTGTGCCCAAGACCCTCTTTATTTTATTGAGAACTATGTACAGATTGTCTCACTAGATGAAGGCCTTGTTCCATTTGAGATGTATGACTTTCAGAGAGGCATGGTTTCTACCATGCATGATAATAGGTTTAGTATATTTAAACTACCTAGACAGTCAGGTAAATCAACTACAATTATCAGTTATCTTTTACACTATGCATTGTTTAATCCAAACGTAAATATCGCTGTTCTTGCAAACAAGTCCTCAACTGCTAGAGATATTCTTAGTCGATTACAACTTGCATATGAAAACCTTCCTAAATGGATGCAACAAGGTATCATAGCTTGGAACAAAGGTAACATAGAGTTAGAGAACGGTAGTAAAATTATAGCAGCTGCCACATCTTCAAGTGCCATTCGAGGAGGTTCGTATAACATAATTTTCTTAGATGAGTTTGCTTTCGTTCCATCTAATGTTGCAGAACAGTTCTTTGCTTCTGTTTATCCTACAATTACATCTGGTCAGAATACAAAAGTTATTATTGTTTCTACACCTCACGGTATGAATATGTTTTATAAAATATGGGTGGATGCACAAGAAAAAAGAAACGATTACATTCCCATAGAAGTTCATTGGAGTGAAGTTCCTGGCAGAGATGAAGTTTGGAAAGAAGAAACAATACGAAATACCTCTCAATCACAGTTCAATTCAGAGTTTGAATGTGAGTTTCTAGGGTCAATAGATACCCTAATAAGCTCTATGAAACTAAAACAACTTGTATATAGAACACCTATTCATTCAAATGTTGGAATAGATATTCATGTTCGTCCAGAAGAGAACCGCACATATATGCTGACTGCTGACGTTTCTAGAGGAACAGCAAATGATTATTCTGCATTTGTGGTGTTTGATGTTACAGAGATTCCATATAAGATAGTTGCAAAGTTTAGGGACAACGAAATAAAACCACTACTGTTTCCTACCAAGATACACGAAGTTGCGAAGGCATACAACAACGCATATGTAATGGTTGAGGTAAATGACATAGGGGAACAGGTCGCAAACACTTTACAGTTTGATTTGGAGTATGACAACCTAGTTATGGCTTCCATGCGTGGCCGAGCGGGACAAGTCCTTGGAGCGGGCTTCTCAGGGGGTCGAGCACAATTGGGGGTAAGAACGACTAAAGCTGTGAAGAAGATTGGATGTTCAAATCTCAAACAATTAATTGAGGATAATAAACTTATTGTCGAAGATTATGATTGCGTCAATGAATTATCAACTTTCATTAGTAAAGGTTCGTCATACACGGCAGATGATGGATGTAATGATGATTTGGTTGCTTGTATGTTTATGTTTGGTTGGGCTACAGATCAAACATATTTTAAAGAACTAACTGATAATGATATACGAATGACTATGATGAAGGAACAACAAGACGCACTAGAACAGGATATGGCACCATTTGGTTTTATATTGAATGGTATAGATGACCCTCTTGACGATGAAATTGATGAATATGGGACACGATGGACCACTGTTGTCAGAGACTATAACACAAACTGGTAACTATATAAACTCTATCAAATCGTTATCAACTTTGATAAAACAATTTGAACACAGAATTTTTGATTGGCTTATTAGATGAAATATCTCTTTTCTGCTTTCATTATTTGTGCCCATTCGTTTTGT